GTTAACTACGAAGAATACGATGGCTTTGAGGATAGAGGAGAGCTTAGTTTCCCTACTCTCCCACCCAATCAATGGTACATGGTGGATTTATTTCCCGGATTTAATTTTAATCTTCGCGGCAGTGCTTATCGAAGCGACAGCGTTACACCTCTTGGGCCTGATAAGGTTATGATTGAGTTCAGGGGGTATGGATTAAAAAGCGATACACCTGAAGAACGCCAAACAAGAATAAAACATCACAACTCTATCTGGGGTCCATTCGGAAGAAACCTTCACGAAGACCTGATTGGTGTTGCTGGTCAAGGCACAACCATGAGACAGGGAACAGAGCCGCGCAATATTCTGCATGGCAGACATGAGAACTCAACTATCCACGATGAAGTTGGAATGCGTCACTACTACCAAGAGTGGAGCAAGTGGATGGGTGTATCAGCAAGCAACCCTTTAACTAAGGACTAGTTATGGAAGAAGAACTAACAGAAGCCGTCCAGTCCACCGATGACATGACCATAGGGATTCTTAATCCTGATGCTGTAGCTATTGAAGATGGCGAAGGCGGCGTTGTTATTGACTTCACCCCACCAGAAGAGATGGAAGAAGAGCAAATTCCTTTTGACGCAAACCTTGCCGAACACATGGATGAAGGTGACCTTGGCTCTTTGGCTGGGGATTTGATTGCTGCTTACGATGACGACAGAGCATCTCGCGGAGAATGGGAAGACGCTTACACTGCTGGCTTGGACTTGCTTGGTGTAAAGGTTGAGGAGAGAACCACACCATTTGAAGGTGCTACAGGTGTCACCCATCCAATTCTTAGCGAAGCAGTAATAAGGTTTGTTTCACAGGCCATGATGGAAATATTTCCAAACAATGGCCCGGTCAGAACAACCGTTATCGGCAATAAGACAGATGAGCGTCAGGAACAGGCCCGAAGAGTTCAGGATTATATGAACTATCTTCTGACCGAAGAGATGGAAGAGTACCGTCCCTCAACTGAACAGTTACTATTTAAAACTGCACTTGCTGGCTCTGGCTTCAGGAAAGTGTACTACGACCCTCACCACAATCGACCAGAGAGTATATTTGTTCCTGCTGAAGACTTTGTCGTCAGCTATGATACTACAGATATCAAATCATCCCCACGTTACACACACGTTATGCGGAAGTCTGATAACTTTGTTAGACGGCTCCAGTTGAATGGGTTCTACCGTGATACTGACTTAGGAGATATATCTGATGAAGCCGACAGCGTTAAAACCAAATATGATGAACTCACAGGTGTCACGGAAGTCTCAGAGTCAGACATCCGAACACTCCTTGAAGTCTTCGTTGAACTCGACTTGCCCGGATTTGAAGACGAAAGAGACGGAGAGCCGACAGGACTCCAACTCCCCTACGTTGTCACCATTGACCAATCCAGCGGAACTGTCTTATCAATTCGCCGTAATTATGAAGAGGATGATGCACTAGCTGAACCCCTTCAGCACTTTGTCCACTACAAGTTTCAGCCCGGTCTGGGGTTCTACGGCTTTGGTCTTATCCATCTTATTGGAAGTATAGCAAAGTCATCGACCAGCATTCTTCGACAACTGATTGACGCTGGCACACTAGCGAACCTTCCCGCTGGTTTTAAAGCCAGAGGCTTACGAATTAAGGGAGATGACAAGCCGATTGAACCCGGAGAGTTTAGAGATATAGACCTTCCTGGGGGTGCAATCCGCGATAACATCTTACCCTTACCATTCAAGGAGCCTTCTCCCACGCTCTCTCAGTTGATGGGAGTTCTGGTCGAGGAAGGTAGAAGGATTGCTTCGATAGCAGACTTACAGATTGGTGAGGGTAATCAAGAAGCACCAGTCGGCACAACAATAGCTTTAATAGAACGGTCAATGAAAGTTATGAGCGCGGTGCATGCGAGGCTTCACAACAGCCTACGCCGTGAGTTCAAGCTACTGGCTAATATAATAAAGGATACACTACCAGCGTATCCATATGATGTTGGGGCAGATTCGTTAATTGCGAGGTCAGACTTTGACGACCGAGTTGATATCATACCTGTTTCTGACCCCAACGCCACATCGTTTGCCCAGCGGATTATGCAGCAGCAAGCCGCGTTGCAAACAGCACAGGCTGCGCCCCAACTATACGATTTGAGAAAACTCCATAGGTCTTTTCTCAACACTGTTGGCGTGGACGGTGTGGACGAAATTGTTCCTGACCCAACGAACATATCTCCTTATGACCCCGTCTCTGAGAATGCTCGTATAATGTCAGGTGCGCCAGTCAAGGTCTTTGCATATCAGGACCATGACAGCCATATATCTGCCCACATGTCCTTGATGCAAGACCCAAGCCTCAAACAAAACCCGATGGGACAGATGATTGCTCAAGCAATATCCGCTCATATATCGGAACATATGGCGCATAAGTACCGCAACGAAGCTGAACAACTTATGGGTACTCAGCTTCCACCTCTGTCAACCGAGAATGATAAGGGGCTTTCAGAAGAAGAAGAAAGTCAACTGTCAGCAGTGGCAGCGCAAGCAGCCGCTCAGATTACTGGAAAGGCCCAGCAGCAAGCTGTGCTTGAACAGCAGATGGCAGCAGCGCAAGACCCAGTGGTTCAACAGCAGCAAGCTGAGATACAGGTTAAGCAAGCAAAGGTACAGCAAGAGGCTCAAGAGGCGCAGCTTGATGCAAATGTTGAAATGCAAAAAGCTACCATGCGTCAACAGCTTGAGAGAGAACGACTAAAACAACAGCGTGAAATAGCCGAAATGAAAGTTGCCGCTGACCTAGCTAAGTCTAACCGCAATTAAATTAGGCACTGACCAGTAAACACATGTTATATTTACACTAGGAGTTTTTCCCTTGAGCGAACATAGCGTTCATGCTTTTACGAAAGTACATCGTGAAACAATAAGAACTTACATGAATGAATTAACTGATAACCTAGCGCTTGGGTCTGCAAAGACCTTTGAGGATTATCAGCGAACTGTCGGTCAGATTGAAGGTCTGGCGATAGCAGAGCGAGAGCTTTTAAATCTACTATCGAAGTCCTCTGATGAGGACTAACGGCGTAGCTTGACCGCCCCTTAAATAAGCTAATGAGGTAATAAATGTCGTCCGTATACAGTACGGGCGCGGTTGTCGTGCCTGACAACCCGCCAAAACCTATGGGATATCACGTTCTTATTGTGATGCCCAAGGTAGAAGAAAAAACGATAGGTGGTGTAATACTACCGTCAGAAGTCAAAAGTCGTGAAGACGTTGCTTCGATTGTTGGAAAAGTTATATCCGTTGGTGCGACTGCGTACCCCGAAACGGATTCTAGGTTCGCCGCTGGTCCTTGGTGTCAAGAGGGCGACTGGGTGATGGTGAGTAAATACTCAGGTCACCGCTTCGACTATGATGGCATTGAGATGCGTCTTATGAATGATGACGCGATTCTAGCTGTTGTAGATGACCCAACTAAAGTGTCGAGGGCAACAGCATGAACGAAGAAGATATTAAAGAAGACGAGCTTGAGATTGAACTTGAGGAAGCTGAAGAAGAGGCTCCAAAGGTTGAGGAACAGGTTCAAGATGACGATGCAGGGGATACTGTTGCGGCAGCCGAAGATACGCCCTCTCCTAAGAAGTCATCCAAATTTCAAAAACGTATTGATGATTTAGTTCATAAGCAGAAGGAAGCTGAACGTCAGCGTGATGAGTATTACAAAGTAGCCCAGAGGGTAATGGAAGAAAATAACGCTTTGCGAAATACCGCAAAGGAATTTTCAAACACCTCTGTGTCAGAGATGGAAGCAAGAATTACTTCTGACATTGACAAGGCAACGTCTGATTTTAAGAAGGCTTACGAAGAAGGTGAAGCGGATAAGTTGGTTGAAGCCCAGAAGAGGCTTATCCAAGCAAGCTCACAGACAGGTAAGCTGGATAACTTAAAGCAACAGGCTGCGCCAGAATACTATGAACCTCATGCGCCGCTTGACCCACCACCAGACTCAAGGGCTGTTGATTGGGCAGCGAAAAATCCTTGGTTTAATCGTGACCGTGTAATGACCAATGCGGCATACGCAATTCACGATGAAGTTGTTAATAGCGGCGTGGAGATTTCCAGTGAACGTTATTACGACATGATAAACCAAAGGATGCGTGAAGAATTTCCACACAAGTTTACTGGTTCGGTGCAGGACACACCAGACCAATCCCGTAAAGGGACCGCAACCTCTGTGGTTACGCCGGGTGGCAATCAAACAGGCCGCTCAAAGAAAGTCCGATTATCACCTTCACAGGTGGCCGTAGCTAAACGCTTGGGTGTTCCTCTTGAGGAATACGCAAAGCAGTTTGTTGCGCTTGAAAATTAGGAGACATAAACATGTCTGATACAGCAAAAGCATCTCGTACCCCTCGTTCTGTAGAGAAGCGTGAACAGGAAGTACGCACCCAAGATTGGACTCCACCTAACATGTTGCCTGACCCTCTTCCTAAAGAAGGTTACACATTTAAGTGGGTTCGTATTTCAACTCAAGGCCAAGACGACCCGATGAACTATTCCAAGAAACTCCGTGAGGGGTGGGAAGCAGTTCCTATCGAAGAGGCTCCTGAGATGGAACACCTTGTTTTAGACCCTAACCCTCGCTTTAAAGGACAAGTCGAGGTTGGTGGTTTGCTTCTCTGTCGGATGCCTTCAAGCATGGCACAGCAACGCAATGAATACTACCAGCGTCAATCCCGTGACGCTATGGACTCCGTTGACAGTCAGCTTATGAGGGAATCCCACCCAACGATGCCGATTAATCGACCTGAAAGGTCTAGTCGTGTTTCGTTTGGTAAAGGCTCCTAGCATGCGGTTAGGGGCTAAGTTTTACCCTTTGATTTAGGAGAGACATAATGTCTGCTACTTCAGCCCCTCGCGGTTTGAAGCCGATTGGTCTCCTTGGGGGAATGCCGTTTGCTGGCTCGACTCGTGAGTTTCTTATCAAGTCAGGTTACGCAACGGCTATCTTCAACGGAGATGTGGTCGGTCTCGCTGATACCGCGAACTCCACGGACGATGGTTACCTTGTCCGTGAAACAGTTGCTGCCGAGGTTAATCCTATTGGCGTGTTTTTGGGATGTTCTTACACAGACCCATCAACAGGTCAAAAAACCTTCAAGCAATATTATCCGGGCAGCATCGCTGCTTCGGACATCAAGGCGGTTGTTTCCGCTAATCCATTCACTCTTTACGAACTACAAGCTGACGGCGCAATTGCACAAACACAATTAGGCATGACCGCTGACCTTGTTCAAACACAGGCTGGTTCTACCGCTACTGGTAATTCTGGCATTCAACTTGATGCATCTACTGCATCTGTAGGTGGAGAGTGTTGGAAGATTGTAGATTTCGTGGAACGTGTGGGTTCAGAAATTGGTGACGCTAAGACTGACGTTATCGTGATGATGAACCAGACTGAACATGCGTTCCTTGCAGACGTAATTACTTAGGGGGATTGAGATATGGCTATCGCAAGAGCGCAGCTAATGAAAGAACTCCTTCCGGGTTTGAACGCTCTGTTCGGAATGGAGTATGCTCGTTATCCAGAAGAGTGGAGGTCTTGCTTCGATGTCGAGAACTCCGACCGCTCTTTTGAGGAAGAGACAAAACTGAGTGGCTTTGGTGCTGCTCCAACCAAGGACGAAGGTGCAGCCATCTCTTACGATGATGCACAAGAAGCCTACACAAGTCGGTACACACACGAAACCATTGCCCTCGGCTTCTCGCTCACCGAAGAAGCCCAAGAGGACAACTTGTATGACTCGCTTTCGGCTCGTTATACTAAGGCATTGGCTCGTGCGTTCCAACACACCAAGGAAGTAAAAGGCGCAGACCTATTCAACTCTGGCTTCACAGGCCAAGTTGGTGGTGACGGTGTTACTTTGTTCAACGCTTCACACCCCCTAATCAACGGTTCCACTAATGGAAACCGTCCGGGCAGTGCTGTTGATTTGAACGAGACCTCACTGGAAGCGGCTATCATTGCCATTGGCAAATGGACAGACGAGCGTGGCCTGAAAATTGCCGCCCGTCCAACCAAGCTGGTTATTCCTTCCGACCTACAGTTTGTTGCAGAGCGTCTGATGAAATCAGAACTAAGCAACACTGTAACAACGCAAGGTGCGACTGGTGTCACCAACGTCAATGACATCAATGCTATCCGCTCAATGTCAGCAGTTCCCGGCGGTTACATGGTTAACCACTACCTGACTGACACTGATGCATGGTTCCTTGGAACAGACATCCCGAATGGCTTCAAGCACTTCGTGCGTGTCCCAATGAAGACAAGCATGGAAGGTGACTTTGAAACTGGAAATGTTCGCTACAAAGGTCGCGAGCGTTACAGCTTCGGTTATTCTGACCCACTGGCCTACTACGGCTCACCGGGTGCTTAACACCATGTGGGGCGGGGTTTATTCCTCGCCCCTCTTTTTTGCTATTCGGAGGAATTAATGTCAGATATTACAGCAACCACTGTCACGGCTGATGGTGTCGCAGTAGCCTTACCCGCCCGTGTCAAATCTATTTATTACATCCGTGGTTCTAGTGCTGGCTCTATCGTTCTTAAGGATGGTGGCTCTGGTGGAACTACGCTTCTAACACTGACCACACCCGGTGCGGGTAGTGGTGTGGACGCAGCAAACACAATGTCCATTCCTAGTGACGGAATACGTTTCTCGACCAATGTATATGTCGATGTCACCAACGTTACTTCAGTCACATTGTTTCACGCATAATCATGGCAAGTCCTAAACCCAAAAACAAAGCGTTGTACTCAAGGGTAAAGGCAGAAGCCAAACGTAAATTTAAAAAATGGCCCAGCGCATATGGGTCGGCATGGCTCGTCAAAACCTATAAAAGTCGAGGCGGTAAATACTCCTGATGGCTAAGAAGACTGGCTTGAAGAAGTGGTTCAGTGAAGATTGGCGAGATGTAAAAACAGGAAAGAAGTGCGGTCGCTCTGGTTCAGAGAAAAAGAAACGACCTTACCCAGCCTGTAGGCCAGCAAAAGTAGCCAGCAGAATATCAAAAAAGGAAGCAGCAAAGAAGACTGGTCCTGCCAAAGTAAAGTGGTCTGTAACCGCGTCAGGTAAAAGAAGAAAGAAAAAGTAATGGCTACTCGTAAAAAAGATAACCCTATTAGAAAAACAACTAAGGGAAAGAGTGCCAACTACAACAAGACCAAGTCTGGTGCTGGAATGACAGCCAAGGGTGTGGCTGCATACAGAAGAGCAAATCCCGGAAGTAAATTACAGACAGCAGTTACAGGCAGTCCAGCGAAGGGCAGCAAGGACGCTAAGAGGAGAAAGTCCTTTTGCGCTCGCAGTGCTGGACAGATGAAGAAGTTTCCAAAAGCCGCGAAGAATCCTAACTCTAGGCTTCGACAAGCTCGTAAAAGGTGGAAGTGCAGATGACGGAGTCAGTTGAGGTTTGTTTAGCAAGGTTGGAAGAGCGTATCAAAACGCTTTCCGATGAAGTGCGCCATGTACATGAAGAGGTCTCAGAGCTAAAGGCGCAAGCTAACAGGTGGAAGGGTGCTTTCTGGTTAATGGTTTTTATAGGTGGATTAGTGGGAAGTCTCTCCCATTTTTTTGTTGGGTTAATGAAATGACTATAGCGAGGGCTAACATGACTAAACAGATGCAGAACGGGACGAAGAAGAAAAAGAAAAAAGCAAAAGCTGGAGATACTCCAATGATTCCCTTGGGGTCTTCAGGGTATCGCACATTGGATGAAGGTGACAAAAAAGTAGCTGCCGCAAGAAAGGCTTTGGGCATCGGTAAAAAATATGGCGGCACAATCAAGAAGATGAAGCACGGTGGCGGCACATGCCGTGGAATGGGTGCAGCTAAGAAGGGTGGCAAATACTCACAGGCGTAAATTTTAAAGGGGTGGAAAACAAATGGAGCCAGTATCTACGGCCTTGGCTGGTATTGCTCTCGTTAAGGCGAGTGTAAACTTTATCAAGGATAATATAAATACAGCGAGAGATATTGGCGATATTGCGGGACAGATTGATGGTCTGTTTAGAGGTCAAAAAGAAGTTAATGATGCTCGCAACAGAAAATCTGGCGTAGGAACTCTTGACCAGTTCGGGGTTGAGAGTGTGGCAAAAGAGACCATAGACGCAAAGCTCGCTGCCGAAAGCCTTCAGGAAGTCGCGACCTTGGTGGACCTCAGGTTCGGGCCGGGAGTCTGGAAGGGCATATTGGAAGAGCGGCATCGTAGAATGCAAGAGGCCAAAGAGGCTGCAAAAAAGGCTAGGCGAGAGGCTCTTGAAGCACATAACGAAATGATGGACATGATAAGGCTTTGGCTGACAATTATCTGTGTTGCTGGTGTGGGGATAGGTGCGTTTGTCTTAGTTGTGCTTTCGACAAGGGCTTAACGGGGATTGTGCTATCGCCGCGTCCGTAAGGCGCACAGAGGTCACAGAAAAACAGTTCAGTCAGAACAAGGTCGGCTTACAAAAATTAAACGTTTAAGAGAGCGGCGTGAAGAACAGGACGCTGCGATAGGAAGTTTGATAGAATGGCAACATCAGGAACCGCTACATTCAATCTTGATATACATGAGATAATTGAAGAAGCGTATGAACGGGCTGGGCTTGGTCGTGCGTTCTCAGGTAACGATTTCAGAACAGCTAGGCGTTCATTAAACCTGTTGTCTCAGGATTTTGCAAACCGTGGTATCAATCTATGGACCATTGACCAGCAAATATTAAATCTTACGTCTGGCACAGCATCTTACACACTTCCTTCGGATACAGTTAGCATACTTGACCATGTAGTCAGAGAGGGAACTGGTACATCTCAGTCTGACTTAGCTATATCCAGAATGAGCCTTGGAGAGTTTGCTGGAATAACAAGCAAGAATACAGAGGGCCGTCCTGTTAAGATTTACGTTGAGCGGCTAGTAGCTGCTCCAAGAATTACTCTTTGGCCCGTTCCAAACAACAACAACTATAAACTGGTCTATTACAGAATTAGACGGGTTGAGGACTCCATTAACGGTTCGGTCACACAGTTCGATGCGCCGACAAGGTTTCTCCCCTCTATCGTTTCAGGTCTTGCATATCAGCTTGCTCTTAAAAACCCAGAGTCGATAGAGCGAATACCTTTGTTGAAGGGTATATACGAAGAAGACTTTTCTCTTGCTGCAACAGAAGACCGTGACCGCACAGACTTTAGAATTATCCCGGCGATAGGCTGATGAGTAGGTATGCCTCAGGGAAAAACTCCGTAGCGGTTTGTGACCGTTGCGGATTGAAATACCCATACGAGACACTAAAGGAAGAAGTAACAAACAAGAGACGAAATGGTCTTCGCGTTTGCCCAAGTTGTTTTGACAAGGACCACCCCCAGCTTCAACTGGGAAGAGCGAAGGTTTCAGACCCTCAAGCCCTACGACATCCAAGGCCAGAGGAGAAGGATTCACCAACCAACAATACGGCTTTCACTAACCTGTATCCTCACACAGCAGGAAGGTAACAATGAATTACACAGAATTGGTTCAAAACATAAAGGACTTTATGGAAGATGACGGCACGGAATTTTCTAATGCCGTACCTACCTTTATTGAATTAACAGAACTGCGTCTGAGCCGTGACCTAAAGATACCAGCGTTCCGAAGAAGACAGCTATCCGCTCTCACCGCAAACGACCCCTTCCTTACAATGCCTAGCGACATGGTAACTCTTGAGAACCTTCAGCTTGTTCCAAACTATACTTCTGGAAATACGGGGCAGCACAAACCTCTCCTCTTAAGGTCTGATGAGTATATGATGGAGTTCTGGCCCGACAGAAGTACAACGGGTGACCCAGAATATTATGCTTATTTTGACGATGCTACAATTTATGTAGCCCCTACTCCCGCAACCAATATTCCTGTCGAGATTAGTTACCGCCGCAGACTGCCAGCCCTATCGTCAACCAACCTTACCAACTGGTTTTCGGACAATGCATCTGATTGTCTTTTGTATGGGGGTCTTCTTGAAGCGTCATCATTCAACCGAAATGCTGGAATGCTTGAGAGGTACACGCAGTTGTATCAGGCAGCGGTTCAAAGGGTAACTGAAGAACAACAAGCTAGAAACTCAATAGACAATTTTTACATGAGAAACGAGGGTTAAATCATGGCAACTTCAAACGCTGCAACCACATACCTAGAACATAAAATTCTAGATTTTTTATTCAAGAACAATTCAACTTCCTTCACCACACTTGGAAACAGTATATACGTTGGCCTAGCTACCGCTGTTTCCAGCCTTGAGGCAGGAAGTTTAACTGAGGTTAATACATCGTCCCAAGATGCAAACTATGCAAGACAACAAGTTGCAGCTAGTGCTTGGACACATACCGCAAGTAACTCTGACCAGCAGAAGGTTACTAACACAGCAAACATAGAGTTTTCAGCATCAAGCGGCGCAGCCACCTATACAGTGACACACGCATTTATTGCAGACCACGCTACTGCTGGAAACATTCTGTTTATTGGAGCCTTGGATAACAGCAAGCAAATAGCTTCAGGTGATATCTTCCGCATCAATGCGACCAATCTGTCTATTGAGTTAAAGTAATATGGCTTTGGTTCTTGCTGACAGGGTCAAGGAAACAACAACCACGACAGGCACTGGAACATATACCCTCGCTGGCGCTGTGACTGGTTTTGAAACTTTCGGCTCTGTGGGCAATGGCAACACAACATATTACACCTGTACTGACGGCACTGACTTTGAAACAGGCATTGGCACTTACACTTCATCAGGCACGACACTAGCTAGGACCGCCATACTTCAGTCTAGTAACAGCGACAACGCTGTTAGCTGGAGTTCTGGTACTAGGACAATCTTCTGCACATTGCCAGCACAGAAGATGGTGTTCCTTGATGCGAGTGGAACCGTTCAAGGCTTCACAGAACAAGACCCAAATGCGCTGGCATTTGCGATAGCTCTAGGATAGGAAAATGGCAAACGCATTTAAGACATTTACTGACACGGCTGTAGGGA